TTACTGGAAAGAGGAAAAAGACATGGCAATTGGTACACCTTCAGAATCTCCAGCTATTGTCGTCAAAGAAGTCGACCTATCGGGTGTGGTGCCCAATGTCCAGTCGACCACAGGCGCATTTGGTGGAGTCTTTCGTTGGGGACCCGGTGAAGAGGCTACATTAGTTTCAAACGAGGCTGATCTCGCCGCTAAGTTCGGAAACCCAAACGATAGTAATGCTGCAGATTTTTTAACTGCTGCTTATTTTTTAAAATATTCTAATTCGCTTCAGATATCAAGAGTTGTTGATGCTGGAGCTAAAAACGCTGCAGACAGCGCTGGCGCTGCTACACGAATCTTAAACGATCCTGCCTGGGATCAAGGAACATACAGTGGATCTAAATTGTATGCTAAATATTCTGGCGCAATAGGTAATTCACTTCAAGTTGTTTCAACAGGACCGATTGGTTGGTCTGGTTGGACCGCTGCTTATAAAGCACAATTTGATGGAGCTCCTACAGGCACCGAATCACACGTTTTAGTTTTGGATCAAGATGGGGTAATAACAGGAACTGCTGGTACAGTTCTTGAAAGATATCCATTTGTATCTACATCTTCAGCTGCAACAAATGATAATGGTTCAAGTAATTATATGAAAGAGGTTATTAATAGATCTTCTTCATATATAAGAATGTCAACTCATATAGACTCAGGTACAACTACATCTTTATTAGGTGGAACTGATAATATATCTGGCATTGGAACTGATGATTATTTGAGAGCTTTTGATAAGTTTGAAGATAAAGATACGATTCAAGTAGACTTTTTAATTGCTCCTGGACAAGCTAGTACAACACCTAATACTACTGTAGTTAACGATTTAATCGCGACAGCTATAGCTAGAAAAGACTGTGTTGTAACCGCATCACCTGCAAGGGATGATGTTGTAGGTCAAGCGAGTCCGGTTTCAAATTCGGTAACAGATATTAATGCAATGACATTTTCATCTTATCTAGTTGCTGATAATAACTGGCTAAAAGTATATGATAAGTACAACGATAAATATCGTTATATACCTGCTGCTTCTTCTACAGCTGGTTTAATGGCCGCGGCGGATGCAGAAGCTGCGCCATGGTTTTCACCAGCAGGACCCCGAAGAGGTGCATTATTAGGAGTAACAGCATTAGCTTATACACCTACTAAAGCTGAAAGAGATACTCTTTATAAAGCAAGTATTAACCCAATAGCTAATTTACCTGGTCAAGGTGTAATGTTATTTGGTGATAAAACACACATGAATAGACCTTCGGCATTTGATAGAATCAATGTTCGTAGACTATTCAATGTAATTGAAAGAGCTATTGCACTCGCTGCTAGAAATACATTGTTTGAATTAAACGATGAATTTACAAGAGCAGAGTTTGTAAATATTGTAGAACCTTTCCTACGAGAGATCAAAGGGAGGAGGGGTATTACAGACTTTAGGGTAGTCTGCGATGCAACAAATAATACGGCCGCGGTCATAGACAGAAATGAATTTGTCGCTAACGTATTTATTAAACCTGCACGCTCAATCAACTACATTACTCTTAACTTTGTTGCTGTAAGATCCGGTGTTGACTTCGAAGAAGTTGCCGGACTTTCGGTATAAGGGAGGTAGACAATGGCTATTTTAGGCGTAGATGATTTTAAATCCAAAATTAAAGGTGGTGGTGCTAGACCGAATCTATTTAAAGCCACAATTAATTTTCCAGGATACGCAAACGGAGATGTTGAATTAACATCTTTCTTGTGCGAGGCAGCTCAGTTGCCTGGCTCTACTATGGGAACTATTGTAATTCCCTTTAGAGGTCGTCAATTAAAAATGGCAGGAGATAGAACATTTGATGTTTGGTCACCTACTATTATTAATGACACCGATTTTAATGTTCGTAATTCTATGGAACGTTGGATGAATGGTATGAATGCACATTCGCAAAATACTGGTTTAACTAATGTTACTGATTATGAAGCAGATCTTCTTATTGATCAAATTGATAAAGATGGATCTACATTAAAATCTTATAATTTAAGAGGTTGTTTTCCGACAGCTATTTCTCCAATTGATGTAGCCTACGGGTTAGAAAATGATATTGAAAGATTTACTGTAGAATTCCAAATGCAATATTGGGAATCAACAACAACATCTTAATGTATTTTAAATGGGGGTGGTTAATTCCACCCCTATATATGTTAATTAGGAGAACATATGGCTGAACAAGATGGCTTGAGGTTATTTGGTTTCGAAATCAAAAGAGCTCGGGATAAAAAAGCTGAAAAAAGACAATCTATAGTACCACCTACAGATCAGGATGGTGCGGGATATGTTACTGCAGCTGGCGCACATTATGGAACTTATGTTAACCTTGGTGAAGGTGATCATTCCAAAGATAATTTACAAAACATTCGACAATATCGTTCGGTGGCTACTCATCCTGAGGTTGATGCTGCTGTAGAGGATATTGTTAATGAATCTATTACCGCTAATGAAAATGAATCCCCTATTAATCTAGTATTAGATCATGTAGATGGTTTAAGTGATGCTTTGAAAAAAGCAATGACAGAAGAATTTGATAGTATATGCGGTATGATAAAATTTACAGAACTAGGTCATGATATCTTTAAAAGATGGTATATTGATGGTCGTGTATATCACCACTTAGTAGTAGATGATACTCAACTTAAAATGGGTATTCAAGAAATAAGGCCTATAGATGCCTCAAAAATTAGAAAAGTAAAAGAGGTTAAAAAGAAAAAAGACCCAGTTACTGGAGCCATAATTGTAGATAACATAAATGAATTCTACATATATCAAGAAAAACCTGGTGGGACTAATCAAGGAGTAAAACTATCTGCTGATTCAGTATCGTATGTAACTTCAGGTCTTTTAGATTTAGATCGTAAAAAAGTGGTTTCACATTTACATAAAGCTTTAAAACCTATTAACCAATTACGTATGATGGAAGATTCGTTAGTTATATACAGACTAGCAAGAGCTCCAGAAAGAAGAATATTCTATATCGATGTGGGCAATTTACCAAGAGGTAAAGCCGAACAATATATGAAAGATATAATGTCTCGATATAGGAACAAATTAGTATATGATGCAGACACCGGTAAAATTAGAGATGATAGAAAGCATATGTCTATGCTTGAAGATTTCTGGTTACCGAGAAAAGAAGGTGGCAGAGGAACAGAGATAACTACATTACCTGGTGGTGAAAATTTAGGTAATATAGAAGATATAATTTATTTTCAGAAAAGATTGTATAGATCTCTCAATGTTCCAATTAATAGATTAGAACAAGAAGCACAATTTTCTTTAGGTAGATCTACAGAAATAAACAGAGATGAAATTAAATTTCAAAAGTTTATTGATAGATTAAGAAAACGTTTCTCTATATTGTTTACGGAGATTCTTAAAAAACAATGTATAATGAAACAAATTTGTACTGAAGAAGATTGGTCTCAATGGGAACAAGATATAGTTGTTGATTATACTAGAGATAATCATTTCTCAGAATTAAAAGAATCTGAGTTAATGCAAAACAGATTTCAAAATTTAGATAACATACAACAATATGTAGGCGAGTTCTTCTCAAAAGAATGGGTTATGAAAAACATTCTTATGTTTGACGAAAACGATGTAAAGGATATGCAGAAACAAATAGCTGCAGAAAAAGCTTCGGGTGATATTGAAGACGATGAAGAAAATGAACAAGGCCAAGAGCAAGAAGAACCAAAAGCAAATGGTGATGCTAATGGCACTAAACATAGTATAGACATTAATGTAAATGGAGCAAATAATGGCAATTGAAGATATAATTAATCATGTAACAAAACAAGATTTTAGTAAAGCAGCACCAACGTTCGCAGAAATAATGGCATCTAAAGTAGATGATGCATTAGAACAAGAAAAGATTTCTATTGCTTCTCAAGTCTTTAACCAAACTGACGGGGAAAACGATGAAGAAAATACTGTTGAAGATCCTGAAGCCGATACTGAAGATAATCTTGATGATCAAGAAGTTCAAGATGCTCTTGCTGATGAAATTGAGTCTGATGCTCAGCAAGCTGCTGATGAAGATCCGAGTATCGAAGACGAAGAAGAAATAGATACATCCGACGAAGATGCTACTACAGCAATGAGAATAGCGGACGAAGAGTCCAATGGAGAATAAAAACTGAAAAAATTAATTTTATTATTACCTTTATTAACAATATCATGCTCTTATATGCCAGAACCTTTAAATGATCCTCATGTGTCTTATTGGGGTAAAAAATGTAATGAAAACACTTGGAGTTATGTTTGGATATCTAAAAGGGATGAAAATTTGATAGCATCTAAGGAAAAATGTTAAAATCATATCAAAAATTAAATTTGTATAAATAAAAGTTAAAAGCGGCAACGATGAAAAAATTCAAAGAATTAAGAGAATTAGCTGGTCGACATCCTGCTGGACAGATGGTCTTTAATAAAAAAATTAATAGACTACCAGTAATGATTCATAAAGAAAAGAATCGGTATGTTGTTTATATAGATGGTGATAGGTTAGATAGTTATAAAAATCAGCGAGAAGCCGAAAGAATGGCAAAAGAATTTGTCAAACAATATAAGAGGTAAAAATGGGTATGCACGCAGGAATAGTATTACAAGCAGCTGAAATAGCTGCCCCCACATCAACTGGAGCAGCATCTACTGTTGGAAGTACGATATTTGTTAGAGTAGTTAATTCTGCGACAACAGCATATCTAGTTACCGTTGTTGATGCCCCTAGTGGCAATGTAGTAGGTTCTACTACTGTTGCAGGTGGCGAAACACTAATTATTAATAAAGCCAAATCAGATTGTATATTTGCAGCAAATGCTGCCATTAAATTAAGTTCAGTGGGAACTAGAGGATAATGAAACTTATAACAGAATATACAGAAAGCAATGTTGAATGCATTGTAGAAAAGAAAGAAGACGGAAGTAAGTCACATACTATTTCCGGAGTCTTTGCAATGGCTGAATCACAGAATAGAAATGGACGTATTTATCCACTCAATGTAATGGAAAGTGCAGTTGGAAAATATGTCGATGAACAGGTTTCTAAGAACAGAGCGGTCGGTGAATTAAATCACCCTGATGGACCAACTGTTAACTTAGATAAAGTATCCCATAAGATTACGGAACTCAAATTTGACGGAAATAATGTTATGGGTAAGGCACGCATATTGGAAACTCCTATGGGTAATATTGTTAAAGGTTTACTTGAAGGCGGCGTCCAACTAGGTGTCTCAACTCGTGGTATGGGTAGCCTTGAGCAGCGCGAAAAAGCGATGTATGTCAAAGATGACTTTATGCTTAATACGATTGATATCGTACAAGATCCTTCAGCACCAGAAGCCTTCGTAAATGGAATCATGGAAGGTGTAGATTGGATCTGGAATAATGGCGTCCTTGAAGCTCAAGAAATTGAAAAAATAGAGACTGAAATTAAAAGTGCTCCACGTGCGGATCTTTATGAGACGCAGGTTCGTGAGTTTAAGAATTTCCTCTCGTTAATTAAATCCAAATAGGGAGTCGATTATGACTGAAGAAAATAAGACTGAAGAAGTCGATCAGGATGTCGAGCTCAACGAGAATGAAGTTGACGAAGCTCACGACACCAAAAATGCTGAAGCTCAGTCTTTACAAGCTAACGATAAAGCTGAAAAAGCAGGTAAAACATCTGCTAAACGTAAAGGCGACAAAAGCAACAGCGATCCAATGCAAAAAGTAACTCCTGGTACACCGGAGAAAGCATCAGCAGGCATGAAAGCGGCAGGTCCTATGGGCGCGCCGATGAAAGCCGAAGCAATTGAAATAGATGGAAATTTTAGTGAAGATCTGAATGCTCTGGTTGAATCTGAGGCTACACTCAGTGATGAGTTTAAAGCCAAAACAGCTGTTATCTTTGAAGCTGCGGTAAAGTCTAAACTCGCCGAAGAAATTAATCGTCTTGAGACTGAATACACTGAACAACTCAGTGAAGAAGTCGAAGCGACTAAATCTGATATGGTCGAGAAAGTAGACAGCTACCTCAACTATGTGGTTGAACAATGGGTAGAGGACAACAAAGTAGCAATCCAGTCCGGACTACGAACTGAAATTGCGGAAAACTTTATGAATAAGATGAAAGATCTATTCACAGAGTCTTACGTTGAAGTCCCCGATGCCAAAGTGGACCTAGTAGACGAACTAGCGACTGCAAACGAAGAACTTGAAGAAAAGTACAACGATGCAGTTCAAAAAGCACTAGAAATGAATGAGGCAATTGAATCTTATCAACGTGATGCGATTATTCGCGAAGCGTCAAAAGATTTAGCTGATACTCAAATCGAAAAGCTTAATAAGTTGGCAGAAAGTGTTGAATTTGAATCCGAAGAATCATTTACTAATAAAGTAAATACTTTAAAGGAATCTTATTTCAATCAAAAGACCGCTAAGTCACCTATCGCAGAAAATACTGAAGACGAATCAGCTGATTCAGAAGTCGAAGTAAGTCCTGCAATGGAAGCTTATGTTTCTGCTATAAGAAAAACCGTTAATAAATAAGGAGATCCATAAAAATGGAAATCAATTCATACGATAAACTCGTGGAAAAGTGGTCTCCAGTATTAAATGAAGAGGCAGCAGGTAAAATTGAGTCCGCTCAAAAGAAAGCCGTTACAGCTGTTGTTCTTGAGAATACTGAGAAAGCTTTGCGCGAGCAAGGAAATCTAACAGAAGTTGCAGCTAACGCAGCCGGAACCGGTACAGGTGATGGTGGCGCTGGTGGCGCAGCTGCAAACTGGAACCCAATCTTGATCTCACTAGTCAGACGAGCTATGCCAAATCTTATGGCATATGATATCTGTGGTGTTCAGCCGATGACAGGACCAACTGGTCTTATCTTCGCGATGAAGTCAAGATACAAAACTTCAAAAGCTGGTGCAGCTGTTAATGACGAAGCACTATTTAGCGAAGCACTTCAGAAATACTCTGGAGACTCCTCTACAGCTTCAACCGACTCAAAAGGACCTTCAGGTCTTGCTGGGGTAAGCGACACAGACGTTGACGCAAGTATTGCTGACTCTGCATCAACTTACGTTCCTGTAACCGCTGATAACTACTCAACATCTGAGGCTGAAGCTCTAGGTAATACTGGAGAGTCTTTTGCTGAAATGGGATTCACCATTGAAAAAGCAACTGTTACTGCGACAAGCAGAGCATTGAAAGCAGAATACACTCTAGAACTTGCACAAGACTTAAAAGCTATTCATGGTCTTGATGCTGAGACTGAGTTGTCAAATATCTTGTCAACAGAAATCTTAGCTGAGATTAACCGTGAGGTTATTCGAACAATTAATGCTCAGGCAAAAATTGGTGCAAGGCAAGCTAACGTAACTACTAATGGTATCTTTAACGTAAGTACAGATGCTGATGGTCGTTGGTCAGCTGAGAAGTTTAAAGGTCTCGGAGTACAGCTTGATCGAGAAGCTAACGTAATTGCAAAAGAAACAAGACGTGGTAAAGGTAACTTCGTCGTATGTTCTTCTGACGTAGCTACTGCTCTTGCAGCTGGTGGAATGCTAGACTATGCTCCAGCACTTTCAACTAGCTTAAACGTTGATGACACAGGTAATACTTTTGCTGGTGTATTAAACGGTAGGATCAGGGTATATATCGATCCATATGCAGACACAGATTATATCAACGTCGGATATAAGGGTACTAATCCTTATGACGCTGGTCTTTTCTATTGTCCTTACGTACCACTAACTATGGTCCGTGCTGTGGGCGAGAATGACTTCCAACCAAGAATCGGTTTCAAAACTCGATATGGTATGGCGTCAAATCCATTTGTCGGTGCTACACCTGCTAATGGTCTTGCTTCAAACAGATCAAATCAATACTACAGAATCTTTAGGATTGATAATATTCTTACATAAGAATAATAAAAACGTGGGAAGCTACCCACTGAAAACTAAGAGAGCCGCACTAGCGGCTCTTTTTTTAGGCGTCGTTCCCAAGCAAATTGTTAATGGCGTTTAACTCAGAGCCTTTTCCATATCTAATTCATCGTAATTCTCCCTAACATCTTTATCCTGAAGATAACTAGCTAAAGCATGTGCTAATGCTTCTGCCTCTTTTGGATAACTATCAACTAATCTTGAAGCTAAGCTATTCGAATCTGCGTTAGCTACATAATGTTCAAATGATTTCATATTATAAGTTCCCTAAATAATGCATAAGACCCCACCAAGTATATTGTGGACCTTGACCTAGATCTAACCAACCTAAAGCAAATACTGTTAATAACAAACCACCTAATATATCATCTAATCTTATAGTCATAATTAACCCCCTACCTTAGCTCTATAATCATCATTTTCATCAGAACCAAAAGACATTCTAAATTCATTCATTTGTTCCCAAAGAACCTTAGCACCATCATAATGTTTAAAACCATATTCATCAGCAAAATCCATTGAGCTAGAAAAATGACAATCACCAGATATATTATGATCATCTAAAAGCTTAGATAAAGCTTCAGGTGTTCCAGCAGAACCTACTGTGTTTCCTGGACCAACAGCTACTTCGATTTCACCGTTATTAGCACTTATAAAAACTGATTTAGACATTTATTTCTCCGTTATTTGTTATCTTATAATATTATAATACCACATTTTTGAAATGGAATCAACAGAAAAATACACTAAATATCTCTTTTTATGCACTTTCTTTGGTTACTGGGCCCTAAATGGCCCGGTTAAAACCTGTGTAAAAACTTATATAAATACTATAAAATACGGAAGGTAATATGCCTACTTTAAATCCTAATATATCTGTTAATGCTGATACTACGTTAAGTAGTTCAGGATTAAATAATTTAAACTTTCTACAACCCACATCGTTTCAATTATCAATTGATCGTAAGCATTTTGCTAATCTACAATTCTTTTGTCAAACCGTATTGCATCCTTCCTTAAATACAAATGCTATAGAAGTTCCTTATCAACGAATTTCCACTATACCGTTTGCAGGAGATAAGTTGACATTTACTGAATTAACTGTTATAATAATAGTAGATGAAAATCTTAATTCGTATACGGAGATGTATAATTGGATGCAAAGAGTAGTTCAAACACCAGAAAGACCCGCTACTAAAAGAGATGCTACCAAGCCGCCTACATATTGTGATATGACATTATCTATTTTAAGTAGTCATAATAATCAAATAAGGCAAATTAAATATAATGATTCATTACCAGTTAGTCTAGGAGACATGACATTAGAATCTACCAGCGGAGATGTTCAATTTATTACATTTCCAGCTACATTCAGATTCTCATCTTTTGAATTGAAATAACGGAGTATATAATGACACTTGAAGAACTTTTAAATCAATGGGCAATAGACTCATTGATCGAAAAAAGCAGTCTAGATGAAGTATCTAGAAAAACACCAGCCTTACATGCCAAGTATCTATCTTTATTAGCTAATGCTAAATTAAAGATGAAGAAGTGTGAAATGGATCAAAAGACATTATTAAAAGAAAAATGGCTTTGGTATAATGGTAAAATGTCCGAAGAAAAAATAAAAGATTTAGGTTGGGATCCGGATCCTTTAGACGGTTTAAAAATTATGAAAGGTGAAATGGATCATTATTATGATGCAGATAAAGAGATACAAGCATCTGAATTAAAAATCCAATACCTAAAAACTATGATAGATACATTAAATGAGATCGTTAATAACCTTAATTGGCGACATCAAACAATAGGTAATATGATAAAGTGGAGACAATTTGAAGCCGGTGGCTGATATAATATGTAGTCTAAAAGACCAAAGTATGTTAAACATTGATGTAGAGCCAGGTTTAGCGGCTGAACTCAGTGAGTATTTTTCTTTTTATGTCCCTGGATATAAATTTATGCCAGCATATAGACATAAGGTTTGGGACGGAAAAATTAAATTATTTAATCGTATGACCGGTGAATTAAATGCAGGTCTTTGGTTAAATTTAAAAAAATTTGCTGATGATAGACAATATAGTCTAAAGACAGAAGAAAATGATTATGGTTATCCTTTAGGTAAAGATATACCTGAAGACTTTGATTCCTTCATATCTAAAGAAAACCTACCCCTAATACCAAGAGACTATCAATTAGAAGCTGCAAAAATAGCGCTTACCCGATATAGATCAATACTATTATCCCCTACAGGTTCTGGTAAATCTTATATAATATATCTTATAATAAAATATCATATAAGTAAAAGTAAAGATAAGATCTTAATTGTTGTTCCTACAACAGGTCTTGTAGAACAAATGTATAAAGATTTTGAAGATTATAATTTTGATGTAAATAATAATTGTCATAGAATATACTCTGGTTATGATAAAGTATCTAAGAAAAAAATTATAATTTCTACATGGCAATCAATATATAAATTTCCTCGGAAATGGTTTGAACAATTTGGTATGATATTTGGAGATGAATGTCATGGATTTAAATCTAAGTCATTATCTTCTATTATGAATAAAGCAACTCAAGCTAAGTATAGATTTGGCACAACAGGAACATTAGATGGAACTACTACCCATAAATTAGTATTAGAGGGATTATTTGGTCCTGTTTATAAAGTAACAAGCACAAAAGCCCTACAAGACAATGAAACATTAGCTCCATTAGATATTAAGGTATTACTTTTAAATTACCCCCAAGATGTTAAAAAAGATTTTGGTAAAAAGACATATCAAGAAGAAATCGATTTTATTATATCTCACAATGGAAGAAATAATTTTATACGAAAGTTGGCTTTAAGATTAGATGGTAATTCTTTAATATTATTTTCTCGTGTTGAAGATCATGGCAAGATACTATTTGATCTTATAAATAAACACAAAGAAGAAAAAAGAAAAGCTTTTTTTGTATCTGGCGAAGTAGCCACATCAGATCGCGAAGCTATAAGAGGTATAGTTGAAAAACAGTCTAATGCTATTATTGTTGCCAGTCTTGGTACTTTTTCTACCGGTGTTAATATTCGGAACTTGCATAACATTATATTCGCTAGTCCAAGCAAGTCACAGATTAGAGTATTACAATCGATTGGCAGAGGATTACGGAAATCAGACAGAGAAACAAAACTCTTTGACTTAGCCGACGACCTGCACTGGAAAAAAAGACAAAATTACACACTCCTTCATAGTGCGGAAAGATTAAAGATATATAAAAAAGAAGAATTTAAATACAAAGTAATTCAGGTGGACTTAAATGAGCAATAAAAATGTAAAACAATTTAAGTTAAATAATGGCGAAGAGATAGTATGTGAAATACTTGAATACGCCGATGATGATTATTATGACTTATTAATACGTCGAGCTTTTGAAATAAAATGTATTATAGGTCCAGATTATACTAGATATTATGCTATGAAACCCTGGATGACAGTATCAGAGGGTAAAGATAATTTAATATCCCTTAATACTTCTTCGATCATTGGTGAGGTTAATCCAGCAAAAATAGTTATGGAACATTACCAAAGTGCAGTAAAAGAATCAGAATTAAGTCAAGAAGAAATAGAAACTAATATGATTAACCAGGTTAAGAAATATGAGAAGGTAATGGATGATTCGGATAATACATTAGGTAATGTAATTAACTTTCCCGGAAAAAAGCCCACCCTACATTAGGGATATACCTCCCGCCCAAATCCTTAATTAATTATATATCCAAATTCAGGAAATGGCAACCCGGTAAATAAATTTTTTTTTACGTTGAAACTTTTAATAAATTGTGTTATAATATTAATAATTGAGGTACATTATGGCTAAAAAAGTAAACATACATTATGTTAATAATAAAGATTTCTCACAAGCAGTCGTAGACTATTGTACCGTTCTTGGTAATG